AACGAAACATTACCAGTCTCCAAAGTAGACAATTGGTTTAGAGCCTGATTAGTAGAAGCCCAAGGCTGATAGGAACATAAAACTTTTCCATAATGAAATTGGGAACCTGATATATTCACAGTCACCAACAAATCAGCTTTAAGATATGTATAGTTGCGCAATTTCGCACGAACTGAAGGTTGTCTAGTATACAAATCCCAAACAGAATAAGAATGATCTATTTGGGAACCAACAGCGGCTGAAAAATTTGCAATCTCCACATTTCTACTAAAGAAATTATTCAACTTCAATTGTTCAATCTGCCCTATATCAGGATAAACGGAACGTCCTGATGACACTTCTTTTACTTCGTCACCATTAAATTCCATTATGTTCTCTACCTTATCAGGTGTAGCAACATCAACACGCATATCAAAATCAGATTCAGTAACAAGTTTAAACTGTTTAGCTCTCTTATATTGTAAAGCTGTCACAGTCGCCTCAAGATCCTGAATCTGTCTCGCAATCTGCATAGGCTCAGAATAAGCTTTCCTCATATCAACACGATTCTCAAAGGCATGATTATGCAACAATACTGACATCTCAACATCTAACTTAAGATCATCATATTGTGCTGTAAGATCATCAATCTTACTATAACACTCCGTAATCATATCCTCAAGTGTCAATTTCTCGACACGGGGAGCTTCTTGTTCAACATTCAAATTGTTCTTACCACGTAAAGCTCGAAGACGATCAAAAATTCCTTCACATGAGATATTCAATCCCACTGGAATATGGTCCTCGATTTCTTCAAAATCATCAAATTCTACTCCGCCAAATACGGCATCATAGACACGCAGATAAGAAGGTAGCTTTGGATTATATCCATATCTTCCAAAGAATTCAACACGTAACCAGGTCCTAACTCGTTCAAACTGAGCTTGGTCCTCACAATGTAAGAAAAACTCATAACATAATGATTGGAAACATGACTCATCTTGTTCCGATGCAGAAACCGCCTTAGATGGAATTGTGAACTCCAAAGTCTTATACAAGGAATTCATATCCAATCTGGCAATCCATTTACCATTCGCATGTTTCACAAAGCGTCGTTTTAAGAAAGAAATCTCATCAACAGTAAGATAATCTTGCAACTCCATGCCCTTCTGGGCCGACGTGAAATCCATCTTAAACGATTCTCTAACAACCTTTTGATAAGAGTTATTATTGAACACAGGCAAAACTTCTGGTTTCACAGCCGCAATCACATCATCACCATAGATAACAGGGAGAACATAATCAAAAAAGTCCATATTCTCCAACACAGGATTACTGTACCAGGCATACATCAACATAACAAGTCCTTTCAAGGAATTATCCTCAGCTGTCGCATACTTGCCAGAAGGTTGCATTCCTGCTTTCACAAACAAATCACCACAAATGGCTAAAACAGGAAACAATCCATCAGTCAGAATACCTCTAACCTGTTTCATGGCTTCCTCATTATATCCCATTTCCATCAACACTCGCTCAACAATAGTAGCAGCAGCATGTGAGATATCAAAAGGATTACTCAAATCAAAACCAGAATAGTCACCTTCCATGAAAAAGATAGAGAAAGCCAACAAAGTGTTAATCAAATCATCAGCTCCGCTATGCATGTTAATGCCAACGGCAGTACAAAATATGTCTCCGTTAGACACCATACATGTATACAATGGGGCCAAAAACATACGCATCATAATCAATGCATCCGTTGGGAGTATATAAAACAATCGCGTTTTAGAAGCAAGAACTTTCTCTAAAGCACGAGGCTCATCTTTAGGACACGCCTTAATAATATATGACATCGTCCTTCCCTCAGAATATTCACTCATAATATGATTGACACGCCTACGCAACTCTGGAGTCATCTCTCGAATTTCATCTTCCACAATTGGAATATACTTACTCTTACTACCAGGAAATCCAAATCCCCCAGCAGTGCTTGCATTAATTCTTCTCAGAAAAGCATCATACTTGCTACCATTAATAGCCTGTTCCAATGTCAAAGGATTCAACTCGTTGATACCAGCCTTTCTAAGACCTTTACAAATTCGCTTAACCAAGCGATCCATCACTTTCTTCATAACACGTTTATTCAGCAAAGGTGGATCAGCATTCATCTTCTTCAAAGCTATCGCATACAAGTTGTAATACTCTCCATTTCGTACATATGGTTTCATTGGCGGAATGCCATATACTTGATCACGCTCAAATTTGAATTCCTCATACATCCAACTTCCCAAGTTTTCAGGCTTGGTACGTTGAAGCGCAGATCTCATATTAACCATAGTGGCTCCAGGTATCTTTCCTTTCATCTGTAAGAAAGAATAAGTCTCATGTCTAGTAGTTGATTTACGATTTGGAAGTTCCCTCTCAAATTCGATCTCTCCTTCTGAACACAATGACATCATAATATTCTTCTCAT